AATTGGAAGAGTATCTACGTTTCTAAACTCAAAGACACCAGTTTAAGGGGCTATTATGAACCGGAAAGAGCCAGAAGGAATGGACGCAAGTCACTTGTTGATACCGACTATTGGGCGGTTAAAAGGGGTGTCAGATAAACAGCTTAACGCCTTGCTTGAAACGTCTGTTTTAGACGCAATGGCAGAGATTCGTGGGCTACGTGATTTCTTCGGTATCCCAAATAATTGGCGTATAAGGAAAACTTACACGGAATTGGACGATGCAGCCTCATTCATAGAAGCAACTGTGGAAAGTATGTCAGATATAGCATCTGATATGCGTCACATCAGCAGGGAAATGGAAGGGAGGGATAGAATAGATGGCTAAAGCTGTCCTCACCCCAGAAATTTTAGCACCCTACCTTCAGATTGAATCTGAGCAATCCATCCGTCCTGCTGAGGACTTCACTAAGCAGGTTATGGATTACTATGTGCTTGGGGAAGATAAGACAGGGTATAAGATGCCGTGGCCTATCCTGGACGAGAAGTTTAGACTACGAACTGGTGAGTGCAGTATCCTCGCAGGGGTGAATTCATCGGGAAAGAGTTTAGCCTTGGGGCAGATCGCCTTGAACTGTATGTCTCAGGGGGCTAAAGTCCTCTCTGTGTCCTTAGAAATGTCCCCACGTTCCCAGTTAATAAGGCTTTGGAGACAAACCTCATTAAAGCCTCAGCCGGATATCAGTGATGGCCTTGAACTACAGAAGTGGACTAAGGACAAGCTATACTTCTTTGACAAGGAAGGCTCCATTGATATGCCCACCCTTGAGGCTGGTATACGCTACTCCATAGACAACTACCAGACTGACCTGATCCTTGTGGATTCTCTGATGACAATCTCAGGGATCAAGAACGATGACTACACGGCACAGAAGGATGTGGTGTGTAGACTGTGTGATCTGGCCCGTGATCTGGAAGTGCATATCATCCTGGTTGCCCATGCCCGTAAGTCCTTCTCTGTGACAGACAAGATCGACCGTTTTTCAATCAGGGGTGCAGGGGAGTTGACAGATCGCGTAGATAATGTAATACTCCTGCAAAGGTACTATAACGATGACCCACTTGAAGCCGACTGCTACATTGCAATATCTAAAGCCCGTCACTGGGACATGGCTGAGTGTGAGATCGACCTGTGGATGGACAGAGCCAGTATGAATCTACTCATGGCAGATCAGGTAGCAAAATCAAATCTCCCTTCTAGAGTTGTAGACGTTATTGAAGAAGGAAACTTACGTCCTAATGAGGAGGGAGTTGTAGACGTTATTAGAGAGAAAGAGGCTCCATTCTAGTGACAAGGACTATGAGCACTGGTATGTCAGCAGAAAGCTACAACACTCACCTTGAGCAAGGGCGTAACGCACCTTGTAATGGCTGTAGCCATGAGGATTACTGTAGGACAGGCTACACTTGCCAGATGTATCGTAAATGGGAAGGCATGAGGGGAAATGAGTGGAAAAAGCAATATAATGAATACAGTCAGGTACCGGATCGTCCTTATGGATAAGAACTGGAAAAGGTTTGAGCGTAGGGTAGCCCAAAGATCAGGGGGCAGACGGATCAGTGTGGCTGACCGTGAGACAGATTTAGATGTAGAGCATCCTCACCTTGGAATAGAGTGTAAGTACAGGGAGAAACTCAGCCAGTACCTAAAGGATTGGTATCAGCAAGCTGAGAACGGCTCTAAGGATGCCCAGATACCAGTGGTAGCCATAGGCGAGAAGAACAGTTCTCGTATCTTTGCGTTACTGGATTTCGATGATTTAATCCTGCTTCTAGTCCACGCTGTGAGTGACGGCGACGAAGCCATTCCAACGAACTATGGGGGTACGGACTAACACCTGTAGTGACACCTGTGGCCCCGTGGGTGACCTAGGATAACGGGGCATTAACTACAGGAGACTATTATGTCAGCAGAAGTAATCAGCATGGAAGAGTTTAATAACTCCAAGGTAGAAAAGATGGGGCCTTATGAGGATGAGCAGTTCACAAAAGACTTTGAGTGGGCAATGGAGCAGTCCCATAATGCAGTGCATCTAGCTGGAAATACAATCAGGGTATTACTTTTAATACACCACCTTGTCGAGGATACCCTACTGCACTGTGAAGGGCTGCCTAAAGAGGTGATGGCCGACATTAAAGAAAGTTTTAAGACTTACGTAGACAGTGGAATCGAGTCCTTTGAAGCACCTTGCTCAGAATGTGGCGAATGACTCCTTACGAATCCTTTATACATAAGTCCAGGTACGCTAGGTATCTCTACGATAAACACCGTCGAGAAACCTGGGAGGAGACGGTGGCGCGTTACTTTGAGTTTATGCAGGGGGTAGCCCCTGATATAGGTATACCCGCCTCTCTCCGAACCGCTATGCTTGTCCGTGATGTGGTCCCCTCGATGCGAAGTTTTATGACAGCGGGGCCAGCTTTAGCGCGAGACAACATGGCTGGCTACAACTGTAGCTACATTACAGTAGACCATGTAAGGGCGTTCGACGAGAATCTCTATGTCCTGCTCTGTGGTACTGGAGTTGGGTTCTCCGTCGAGCGTCAGTACATTAACAAGCTACCGGAGGTTTCCAACGAATTCCATGACACAGACAGTGTTATCAGGGTTAGGGATTCTAAAATAGGATGGGCTGCTGCTCTCCGTGAGTTGGTTAGCCTACTGTACTCTGGTGCAGTGCCTCAACTAGACTTCAGTCGCATAAGACCGGCTGGGTCTAGACTCAAGATTTTCGGGGGAAGGGCCAGTGGAAGTGAACCCCTGGAAAGGCTATTCAATCACTATATTAGAATATTCCGAAATGCCTCTGGACGCAAACTCAGTAGCATAGAGTGCCACGACCTGCTGTGCTTCAATGGAGAGGCTGTGGTAGTAGGGGGTGTACGCAGGGCTGCTGAGTTGAGTCTGAGCAACCTCACTGACGAGCGTATGCAGAGGGCTAAGATGGGTCAGTGGTGGCAAGAGGAAGGGCAGAGAGCCTTGTCTAACAACTCTGTGTGCTACACTGAAAAGCCAGACATTGGAATATTCATGCGTGAGTGGATTTCTCTGTACGAATCCAGGAGTGGTGAGCGTGGGATATTCAACAGGAAGGCTGCTCAAGACTTAGCGCCTGAGCGTAGGGATAACTCCTACGAGTTTGGCTGCAACCCGTGCAGCGAGGTGATCCTTAGACCTTCTGGTTTGTGTAACCTCTCTGAAGTGATACTAAGGCCCAATGATAGTCTAGCTTCTGTAGCTGATAAGGTAGCTATGGCTGCCATCTTAGGTACTTTCCAATCTACCTTGACCGACTTCCGTTACGTGCGCCCTGTGTGGAAGAAGAACGCAGAGGAAGAGAGGCTGCTTGGCGTCAGCTTTACAGGAGTGTACGATTGCCCAGCTATACTGAACGCTACTCCCAAACAGCTTGAGAGCCTACGTGATGTAGCCATCAAGACTAATAAGGAGTGGGCTGAGAGACTAGGCATAGAGCCGTCTGTGGCTGTTACCTGCATCAAGCCATCAGGCACTGTGTCCCAACTTACTGGCGTTGCATCATCAGGTCTGCATCCAGCCTATGCTAAATACTACATACGTCGAGTGAGGCAGGACAAGAAAGACCCATTAAATCAAGCACTAATAGATGCTGGTGTCCCCTATGTCGAAGACCCGTACAACTCAGAGGCCTGGGTTTTCTCTTTTGCTGTGAAGGCTCCGGCTAAATCTGTAATCAAGGATCAGGTAGATGCTATCTCTCACCTTGAAACCTGGAAGAAGTTCGCCTTGCACTGGTGTGAGCACAAGCCCTCTGTGACAATTTACGTGGCAGAGGATGAGTGGCTAAAGGTCGGTGCTTGGTGCTACGATAACTTCCACATCTTGAGCGGGGTTAGTTTTCTACCCAAAGCTGATGACTCACATATATATCAGCAAGCTCCTTACGAAGAAATAACTAAGGAGGAGTATAAGAACTATCCTAAATTAAAAGATATAGACTGGTACTCTGTGGCAGAGGATGAAGATAACACCACAGGTAGCCAGGAACTAGCCTGTACAGGGGATGCTTGTGAGTTACCCTAGAGAACTAAGAGGGCCAGACGTACGGCCCCGTCCAATACCAAAGCAGAAAAGGTGGGTTAATAAGAAATATACGGACTGGGTAGCTACCCTACCCTGTGTAAACTGCGGTCTTGATGACGAAACCACTGTGGCCCATCACCTTAAACATAGATATTCACCCTATGGTGGAGGTGGTATGGGACTAAAGGCTGACGACTATTTCACAATGCCCTTGTGCTTTGAGTGTCACGCCTCAGCGCATAACGGTGATGCCGATATACTGGATTTCCAAGCGCAATTCATATTTAATACCTTGCAACGAGCATTTAATTACGGTATACTAAATTACAATGAACCAATACAATTCGGAGAAGACTACCTTGATTGATGAACAATCAGTAGAGAGTGCGTTGCACTGGATGGCAGAGAAGGTAGGAACCTTAGCTAAAGCCATTGCAGACCGTAAATATCTTGAGGACTACAAGAAGGTTAAGCTGGCTATGCTTATACAGGAGGCTCCTTCTGGGACAGTCTCCTCTAAAGAGTCTTGGGCTATGGCCCATGAGGATTACGAAGAGTTGCTGGAAGGGTTACGCATAGCGGTTGAGCAAGAAGCAGAACTTAAACACCTATTCACTATAGCAGAAGCGAGGATAGAAGTGTGGAGAACAATCCAAGCAAACAACAGGGCCGGGGTTGTATAGTGTCTGCGGATGAGATACAATTAGATGAATCGTGGTTACAGGACTACAACGATGCGATGCAAGCCCTTAACTACAATGAAGAGTTAATTCAACAGCGACGAGAGGAACGCAAAATGCCTTATGAACAGAAGGACAATTCACTAAACTTGTTCACCAATAAGTTTAAGAAGGATGGGAGCAGAGAGCCAGACTTTACTGGTGATGCTTTAGTAGATGGTAAGGAGTGGAAGGTTTCGGGTTGGAAGAACAAGGATAAGAACGGGAATACCTACCTTGGTATCCAGTTCAAGTCACCCCAAGACTCCGCTAAGAGGTTTCCACAGGCCCAAAGAGCATCTGGTTCAGACCCATTTGAGATGGACTGATGCTTTTAGAGTATCACGATGGACAAGATGTAGAACTAGAATTCAACGAGAAGAAGCACTACTACACTGTTGATGGGGAGTACGCTCCCTCAGTTACTACGATCCTGGACTCTATAGCTAAACCCGCCTTGATACCGTGGGCAGCTAACGAGGGGGCTAAGTTCTTTATATCTCATGCCCATGAGGACATGAAGATAGAGGACATGGCAAAAGGGATACGGGGAGCGTACAGAACCTCTTCTGGTTCTGCCCTCAACATAGGTATGGAAGTCCATAAGTGGTGCGAGGAAGCGATCCTGTGGAAGCTGGGGAAGGGGGAAGCACCCCTACCGCTGGAACGAACTGAGTCTAAGAACGCTATCAATGCGTTCAGAGAGTGGGTCAAGGCTAACGATGTGGAGTGGCTTACTGTGGAAGAAAAGGTGTATCACAGGGGACACAAGTATGCAGGGACTGTAGATGCTACAGCCATTATAAATGATGAGTATTGTGTAATAGACTTCAAGACCTCTGGAGCCATCTACTCAGCATATCACCTTCAGTGTGCTGCTTACGCTAAGGCGATAGAGAATATGAGAGGGAAAGAAGTAGACAAGGCGTACGTCTTGAGGTTTGATAAAAAGACAGGGGAGTTTGAAGCGGGGTCGTCTGTGGAGATACTTGAGAACTTCATGGGCTTCTTAGGGTTCCTGGATGGGTATAACAGGCTTAGAACCATAGAGAACAGGAAGGGAAAGTGAGCGCACCCGCTGTCGTAACCGTCAAATCAAGTGATGACTGCCCATTTGGAATCACTTACAATGACGGGGATGAGCACCTACACATGAACGTCCCCGATAGAAATTTAGACATCTACGATGTAGATATAATAATCGAATGGCTTACAGCCTTTAGGAGAGACATGACAAAAGCAATGGATGAAAGATGCGAATAGCTATCATTGTGATTATGCTGGGAATGATAGTTCTTCTGTGAATCTACTCATCATAGGTGATCCCCATGCTCACCCAGACTACGATAACGATAGATTTCACCATCTAGGTAACTTCATAATAAGGAACCAACCAGACTATATTGTCTGTCTTGGGGACTTTGCAGATATGCCTAGCCTTTCCTCTTACGATAGGGGAACCAGGGGCTTTGAGGGGAGAAGATATAGGAACGATATAATAGCTACCCTTGATGCTCAAGACATCCTATTCGATCCTCTAAAGAGTTACAACGCAGAGAAGAGAAGGAATAAGCAGAAGCAGTACAAGCCTAAACTTTATATGTGTTTGGGCAACCATGAAGACAGAATAACCAGGGCCACTAACTCCTCTCCTGAGTTGGACGGCGCCATATCCATAGATGATCTCCAGTACGAGAAGTACGGGTGGAAGGTAACCCCATTTAAGTCTGTGCTAACTATCAAGGGGATATCGTTCAGTCATTACTTTACTACAGGGGTATCTGGGAGGGCAATCTCTAGCACCCACATTGGGCATATGCTTGTGTCCAAGCTGCATTGTTCTGCTGTGCAGGGACATTCACACCTGTATAATCATGCAGAGCAGACTAGACCGGATGGTCAGAAGATATTTGGTTTAAGCGGGGGATGCTACAGTCACCATAAGTATTCGGAGAACTGGTGTAAGGATACAGAGCACCAGTGGTGGAGGGGGGTTATTATGTTAGAGGATTTAGATGGGGAGGGGTACTACAATTCAATCAGGGCTGTGACTCAGAGAAGTATTCTAACCAGGACAGCCCCCTAGAGGGATTTTATACTCATCACGCATCCTGCCGGAAAGCAGGTAACTGAGTACCCTATAGGCTTTTCTTTCTTCTTGTGCTCTTCTAGTGCATCGTCAAAGTCTAGTGTGTTTGAGATTTTAACTACCTTATCGTCCTTATACTCAAGCCAGCCGACAGAATAGAAGGTGGGCAAGTGGCACTCCTCTGCGATTACCCACCCGTCATCTGAAATTATATCAACCCATTCTATGAGAACAAGTTCTTTGGCTTTTTCTTTCGCTCCAGTGGGCCGGGGAGTATCCACCCCAGTACCATCGGTGCTACAAAGATTAAGATTAGTAACCATCCGCCCATCTCCACAAGTGAGCCAAGTAAACTCCAGAAGTTATCGGGAGCGCAGCTATTCATATCTGAGTTTGATGTTGACCCAACCATCACCTCCGTTGCAACGTCCGCCACAGCTGCAGTCGTCAGTCCCCCAACAACCAGCCCGGCAGTCCCTGACACTGCGTTCCCCACAAGAGCACCTGTCGTCCCCA